CAGTTCAGCCGGTTTAAGTACTTTGAGAATGTCCAGCGCCTCGACAAAACCTTGTGCCCGTTCGCTGGCCAGATGCACCTGCAGGGTATCGGTGCTGCGCTCGATGGCCATCAGGCGACGGCGTAGGTTTTCCAGGACCTCGGGGGGCGTTTTTATCGCTGCAAATGGATCGTTCCCGTAGCGAACATTCATCGCCGAATCTCCTCAGCCTGACGTTTAAAGTTGGTGGCCTGTTCTTCACTCAATGCACCGTCTTTCACGAACTGCAGCAGCCTGGCATTCCAACTGCTCAACCCTTTTTTACCTTGGGTGGATAGTTTTTTGCCCAGTGCAAGTGGTTTTCAGGAGTGAAAAAAAGCCCCCAAACTGATAATGAGGGGGCTGTTGAACACTACCGATGCTGCTCAGAGTCCAGCGGCTTTTCTAGCCTCGCGCGCTAGCGGTGCTCACCCTTGGTCCACGGATCATCCGCCAACTTACGCGCCTTTTTTCGCTGCCAAGCACGCAGCAAAAAGTAACCCGCCACCAAGCAGGCAGCGCCAATAAGAATAATCAAATTTCCAGACATCGTAGATACTCCTTGCTGGCTCTTGTGGTCGGCCAGTTATCAACAGCTTACCCATAGAGCAGTATCACCAACAAGGCGACAATGTGGAAGAAGTTGGGTATACAGCGCATGAAAAGCTTGCTCTGGTTGTCTAAGAAATATTTTCAGTAGCCTTGTTTTTTACTTGATCGTGACAACTTTTATGCCGCCCACCGGGCTATAGATGAGCCAACAGCCCATCCCGAATCACCTCTAGATCCGACGCCGTAAACCCCAATAATTGCCTCTGTTTGTAGCGAATCTGCGGGGTATTTGCTCCTGGGCTGTCCCGTAATCCGTACTGATGAACCCGAGCAATCCGCGCCACTCGCCCGGCAAACCCTACGGTGATCGACTGCCCATCACCTTTGGCCTTCAGATATCCGGCCCTGGGCAGTTTCTGGAACATCCGGACCTGACGCTTGATTCGCCCTTTTTTGCCCTTCAAGTCCCGTGGCTTGCGTGCCGCGTAGGGGCTACCGTCTGGATTGCGCTGCTGCCTTACCCGCTGCTGCTGTTCACGGCGCAGCTTCTGCGCCAATGACCGGGTCAGTTTGCTGCGGGCAGCGGGCTCCAGCTTGCTGAGCAGCACGCTGGCCCAGTCTTCCAGTGCGTCCAGGTCATTGGCCATCTTGGATCATCCATTCACCGTCAAGGCCCGTGCTGCCGGGTCGCCATGCGGGGTCGAGGTAGTTGGCGACCCGCTGCGGTTCGCCCGGGTGTTTGACGGTGGTGTTGCCGGCAGCGTCCTGGCCCACCACGACACGTTCGGTCAGCGGTAGGCGAATGCTGAGATCCACCTTGCTGTTGTCCAGCACATCCGCCTCAAATTTGATGCCCTGGGCCGACTTGTCGAGGTTTTCCAGCAGTTCGGACTGGTTGACGCTGACCCAGCCCAGCAACGGCAGCATCACGCTGTCGGGGTGGCCGGCGTAGTCGGTGAGGATGATTTGCAGGTCGAAGCTGTATTCAAACGACAGGCTGGCGGCTGCGGTGCAGCGCACTTTGCCGTTGTCGATAAAGATCAGTATCCGGTCGGGGTTGTGCTTGAGTTCGGCGATGGTGGCGAGAAAATGGGCGCGAAGGCTGTCGGGTTTGTTCATGGGCGGTAACCGTCCAATGGGTTCATGGCGGCGGTATCCAGATGCGCAAGCGGACCACGAATGACGATGATCCGTGCATCGTGCTGCATATGGCGCAGGCTGTTCATGGCTGTTCTACCTTACGGATGAAAAACTTTCTGGCCGCAGCACGTGTGCCTTCCACGCCGAGCAAGCCGATTACGCCGCCGAAAAACGGCGCGGTGGTAATAGGCACGCCGATCAGGGCCAGGCCGTGGCTGGCAGTCAGTGCCAGGGCGCCGCACAGCGGTGCCTCAATCAACACGCGTCGCCATGCGCCGCCGCCATACATCACCCGTAGGGCGGCGATGACCAACGCCAGGGCCGCGGCATAAAGCGTCGGCCAGTGGTGTTCAAGCCAGGTGGCGAGCCAGGCCCAGGTGTCGGGACGTTCAGGCATGGGGTGTTTTCCTTTGTCTAAAGGGCGTGGATTTGAGGTTCTGCTGCGGTTCAGTCCCATAGGTTCACCATTTGCCGTTGCGGCGCAACGGGCTGGGCGTCGGGCAGGTTGACGAGGGTGCCGTGGGGTAGAAACGGGCCGTGGTCGGCCAGGCCGGGGTTGGCTTCAAGTATCGCCTCGGTTACGCCTGCAGTGCGTCCGTAATGACGCCAACACAGGGCGTCAACCGTGTCGTGTTGCTGGGCGCGAACGGTGGTGGTCATCAGATCAACTCCACGGTGCTGCGGTTGATACCGAGAAAGTCGCGCACGGCCCAGCGCAGGTCGCGGCGATAGTCGTCGATGGTGGGGGTCAGTTCTTCGGCGTTTTTGTTGCCGCTGTTGGTGCTGTCGTAGGAGCGATAACGCTCGCAGACTTCGGCGCCGGTACCGGCTTCAATGGCGCGACGGTACAGGTGGACCAGCACTGAAACCTGCTGCACCTGCTCGGCAGGGACTTGGATCAGTTCGCTGTAACCCGCAGCCTGTTGCAGGGCGCGCCAGTCTTTCAGCTCGCGGTTGAGGTTGATGGCGGCGGTGATGCACGCGGTTTCCAGTCGGGCCGGGGTGACACTAGCGTCAATGCGCAAGGTGCCGCGCAGCGCGTCCAGGTCGATGGACGGCCAGAACGGGTCGGTGTTGATATGGCCGCCGGGCGTGCTGCCGGTGGCTACGAATCCGCTCATGCGCAAGCTCTAAATAGGTCGCCGGTGATCGGGGCATTACAGGGCTGTATCCCTGATGATTTCCTGTTCAGCTCCGAGCCGGCGGGGTGCGTGGGGACGCTCGGTTAACGGCGGCAGCTGTTTAGGCTGCTGCCGTGTGTTTTTTCAGAAGGCGCTCGGCACCCTCCAGATCCTTTTTGCCGCCGCAGCCGTCGTGCAGCTCAATCGCTCGCTTGAGCAGTTCGATCCCGGCTTCCAGCTGGCCCGTCTGGCCTTTCGACTCAGCATCAATGCCGACCAGGGTGGCGCGCCCGGACGCCAGGTAGAGCTTGGCGCGGGCCTGATCGGGCATGTCCTGGTCTTCGGTCATTTCGAGGGTGCGGTGCAGCACGTCACGGTCGAAGCTGTTGTCGCCGGCCTTTTGCGCCTTTAGTGCGGCGCTGGCAATTTCTTCTGCCACTAAACATCCGGTGGTGCGTTCAAAGCGATCCGGCATCACCAATTTGTGCTTAAGCACATAGGCCGCCAGATCCAGTGCGCCGGAGTAGTCGCCCGCATCGATACGCCAGACCATCACGGTGGTCATGACTTCGTCCTGAGCGCCGTTGCCGGCTTTAAGCACGCCCTCGACATAGGGGATGTAATGGGGAAGCAGCTGCAGCTTTAGCGCGGCCTTACCTTCATTGGACTGGATGGCCTTCAAGCGCAGCCGGTCCTGCAGCAATTGGCTAAGTTGATGCTCGTAGGCCGTGGCGCCCGCCATTGACTGCAGGGGGGCGGTTTTCGCCGACTCCATCGCCGCACGGGCGCGGCGTTGGTGGGCTTGGGCAAGGCTGAAGGCCATGGGTTAAGCCTCGCTGTCGGGATCAGTTTCAGCGGCGTCGACCGGGGTGATATTTTCCAGCAGGCAACCCAGGCCGTAGTCCTCAACCACGTAGGCGTCGTTCGACGATTCGTAGTTGCTGATGCGGTTCCATTCCGGCTCTTCCTTTAAGTAGCGGCGTCGGGCCAAAAGTTGCCAGTACACCGAAAGGTTGCCGAAGGTAGTGATCAGTACGGCGCCCTCGGGCATGTAAGGCACTTCGTATAGCGGCAGGCCGCCGACACGGCGTTGCGAGATGATCAGGTCGCTGGCCAGGGTGTTGATGGCGTCCTGTTCTCTGTTGACCAAGGCCAGGAATTTGTCATGCACCAGTTCGCGCCCGGTCAGCACCACCAGGCCCGGATTGCGGCGGTACCAGGGGTCGAGCAACTGGATAGCGTCATAGACCAGGGCGTCGATGTTCTTGAAGTCACCGTTTTTGCCGATGGTGATTTTGCCTTTCTCGGCACCTTCCTGAAGCACGCGATCGGGGGCATGCACGCGGTACTGCTCAAGCCAGCCGATGTTGACGTCTTCCAGTAGCGGGTTTTCGACGCGATCGGTTTGCTCGGCGGCTTTGACGCCGTAGAAACCGATCTGAATGCGGTCCAGGGCTTGGCGCTGGGCAATGGCGCCCGACAAGCGCGTCTGGAAATCCGGGAACTTGGCCCAGGCATCGAGCTGGCGATAGGTGACAAAGGTGTCGAAGTCGGTTTTCTCGGCTTTGTATTTGTCG